ATTAGCGGCGCGATTAGCGACGCCGGGGACGAAGTGGTTGATGCCGCCGGTCTTGGATACTGCGAACTCTTCCAATTCAAGTGTGCGTCTGCGCGTTCCTGTTCAGCGTGGTTAACGGGTGGCCCCATAACAGACAGCGAACCCCCGGAGGAACAGGCCAAATCGGTTTCCCGCGACGGTCGGTTCCTACGCAAGGAAGCCGCGCAACGATTCACTCTAGGGCCGTTATACGTTCCTGATTTCATGGATGCTCACGGGGAGTGGACGGACTCTAACGAATTGCAACAGGGCGTGTGGGGATGGGTGCAGTCAGAGGACAGGACTATCTATCTGCAACATGACACCGATGTACGGGCGGGTGAGTGGGTTGAAGTTATGACGATGCCGCAACCGTGGACTGTTCACATGGTGGACGGGGCGGGTAACCAGATCGGGAAAGTAACGTATCCGACCGGGACCGTGTTCCTTGGCGTTATTTGGGATGAAGACGCGTGGAAGCAGATCGTCGCGGGAGAGTTGCGCGGGTATTCCATCGGCGGATTGTCTGATCGGGTGCTAGCGGATTTACCGGAACAGGCCGTTCGGGAAGGGATCGAAGTAGATGGCTAAAATTATGCGCCCCGGAACCTCCACCTACACGTTAATCGATGGTCGGTTGCGGCACACGATCGTGACCGCCGTAGATGATCAGGACAACATTTCGGTTCGTTTAGGTGGCGCTTCCGATAGTTCGTTATTCAATGCCGACCGTTCCGCCGTTGATGGCACGCGCGCTTACCAATTCGAAGAAGAATAAACGTCAAAAATAACGTGCGCGATCTGCGGTATTATTGTTTTGACTATTGGAGGTGCATATGGCGCGCAAAGCCCCAAAAATGACCGATCTCATTATTGAAGAGACTTCAGGTGTTGATCACCCGGCACATCTACATGAGGGTTGGCTTGTCATTAAGACTTCAGATGTTTCATCTGTGGCAGATGTCATGGCTACTCTGCCCGAACCGTTAGGAGAAAGCATGAACGATCAGACCACAGAGGTTGCTAACGCCGCTGAAGATGCCCCGGTAGAGAATGCGGAAGAAGGTATGACCCCAGAGGCCAAAGAGGTAGAAGAGGAAATGGCTATGGCGCAGGCTCGTATCGCAGAGTTGGAAGCCCGCATTTCCGAACTAGAAAACGCGGCAGGCGAAGAGGACGTGATGGAAGAGGCGGCAGACGATATTGTTGCTCTCGCGAAATCTGCCCCGGAGCCTATCCGTAAAGCACTAGAAGAGTTGACTAAGGCTAAAGAGGAAGCGGAGAACACGCTTGCTAAAGAGCGTGAGGATCGTGCCGACGCCGAATCTATCGTTAAGGCCCGTGAAACTTTTTCACACCTGACCTTGGATCACGAAAAGGTTGGCCCGGCGCTACGTCGTCTCGCCATCATGGACGAGGCTCTAGCGAAGAGCGTGGAAGACGCGTTGACCTCCGCAGATGCCCAGAACGAGTCTGCTGACATCTTCACTGAGGTCGGCAAGGGCGTTGTCCCCAAGGGTGACGCGATCGAAAAAATGACTTCCCTCGCTAAGGCAGCGGTAGCAGAGGGCAAGGCAGCGACAGTAGAGCAGGCTCTCGCACACGTCGCAGTTCAGAATCCCTCGCTGTACAACGATTACCTTAATGAGAAGGGAGCCTGAAGTGGCTGTTGAGTTTTCGAATGCCGCCGTTAAAAAGACTTTCACCGCTGGTGGTGATTTGTCCGGCGCGCAATACAAGTTCGTGAAGATTGACCCGGCAGATGGCGATGTTGTAATTGCCGCTGCTGTTACTGATCGTCCTATCGGCGTTCTTCAGAACGATCCTACCGCTGGCGAGGCCGCAGAGGTAACGATCGTTGGCGGTAGCAAGTTGGTTGCCGGTGGCTCCGCTTCTGCGGGTGCCGTGCTTCTTACTTCCGCTTCCGCTACCGGTGTTACCGGTACTGTCGGTGGAGCCGCTTCGACTTCCTATATTCTTGGCGCATTCATTGAGGATGCCGCCGCTGGGGGGATCGTGTCCGTTGTCGTCAACTGCGCTAATGCTGCGCGGGCCGTGTAAAGGGAGATTAAATAATGCCACAGCCTACTTCCAATCAGGTCCATGTTGATGCGATCCTGACTAACATTTCCGTTGCTTACATGCAGCGTGCGGAAAATTTTATCGCTGACAAAGTCTTCCCGGTTATTCCGGTGGACAAGCAGAGCGATAAGTATTTCACGTACACCAAAAATGATTGGTTCCGTGACGAAGCCGAAGTTCGTAGCGATGGCACAGAGTCTGTCGGTTCCGGTTACAACATCGCGACCGACACCTACTATGCCGATGTTTTCGCTATCCATAAGGATGTCGGCGATCAGACTCGCGCCAACGCCGACGCACCGATTAACGTTGATCGTGAAGCGGCAGAGTTCGTAACACACCGTTTGTTGCAGCGTCGTGAACAGCAGTTCGTGTCTGATTTCATGTCTACTGGCGTGTGGGCGACTGACGTTGCCGGTGTCGCCGCGTCTCCCACCACTGGCCAGACGATTAAGTGGTCGGATTACACGAATAGCGATCCCATTGAGGATATCGAAGCCGGTAAGTCTGGCGTGTTGTCCACGACCGGGTTCGAGGCTAATACCCTCGTGCTTGGCTATGAGGTGTTCCGTCAACTGAAGAACCATCCTGATCTGGTTGATCGGATTAAGTACACTTCGTCACAGACGATCACGGAAGACATGTTGGCGCGCATGTTCGATATTGAGCGTGTGCTTGTCGCTAAGTCCGTGAAGGCCACGAATGCTGAAGGCGCTACTGGCGTTTACGATTTCAGTGTCGGTAAGACTGCGCTTCTGGCGCACGTCGCTCCCTCACCGGGTCTGCTTACTCCGTCTGCTGGTTACATCATGCAGTGGACCGGCGTATCGGGTGGCATGGGTTTGACGATCGGTACTTCTTCTTTCCGCTTGGAGAGCCTGAAGGCTACCCGCGTGGAAGGTGAGTTGGCGTTCGACAATAAGGTTGTCGCCACTGATCTGGGCTACTTGTGGAATAGCATTGTTGCATAACGTTTAACATCGTTTTTGCATAGGCTTTAACGCTGAAGCGGGGTCGTCCTTAAAGGGGCGGCCCCGCTTCTTATTCGGTTACACTTATGTGACAGGAGGTGCGTAATGACGTTCACCTATTCGGGTAACCCTGGCGCGTCGGCGCTAGATGAGGTTCGTTTTCTGATCCAAGACACAGACAGTAACGAGCAACTGTTGTCTAATGAGGAAATCAACTATTTGCTGACTGCTTATGACGGTGACGCTTTCGGCGCGGCTATTGGTGCCATGACTTCTTTGATCGCTCAGGCGGCGCGGGTGCAGGAAGAGTCGAAGAAGGTGGGGGATTTGTCGTTGTCGATTAAGTCGGGTTCGCGTCTGGCGCAGTGGGAGATGTTGCTTGCGCGTCTTCAGTCTGAACGGTTCCGCCGTTTCCCTGCCGCACCTGTCGTTAACGCTAATTCTTTGCTGGCAACCGCTGATCGTGAAACGGAAGATGAAGGTAGCGATTTCGTTGTGGGGCAGATGGATAACCGGACATGAGTATTGAGCGGCAGTTTGCGGAATTGTTTTCCGAAACGGTGACGTTGTATCCGCCCGTGTCGGTTGACGTGTACGGGAAGCGTTCGTTTTCGGCGTCTGGTGTTACCGCATCGGCTCATTACGTGAGCGAAACGATGATGCGCCGTGACCCTGACGGGCGTGATGTGGTGGAAGTGGGCCGGTTTTATTTGTACGGTCAGGTCAGCGTAGATACGGACTACCGGATCGTGTTAGACGACGGTAGCGAACCCCCTGTTTTGGCTGTTGATTTCCCGCATGATCAGAACGGCTGGCACCACACTGTCGTCCGCGTGGGTAGGGGGTAACGATGGGTCAGTTTACGATTCGCCTTGAGGGTGAAAAAGGGTTGCGAAAGATGCTGGAGAAAGACCCAAGTTTGGGTCCGGTTGTGGAGCAGGCTATTTATAGTGAAGCGACTGTGGTTTTGAATGAGTCGAAACGTATTGTTCCTGTGAGGTTTGGTGATTTGCGCCGTTCGGGGATGGTTGAAGCCCCGAAAACGGTTGGTTCTAGTACGTCGGTTGCTATCACTTACGGTGGTGCCGCTGCTCCGTATGCGTTGGCGGTGCATGAGATTCCCCCGAACTCTGGTGGGCGTTGGGGTACTGGTCTGACGCATGGTTCGGGTAAGTCTTATAAGTATTTGGAGATTCCCGCGAACGCGCACCGGGATAAGTTTGTGAAGAATGTTCTAGCGCGCATTGCCGATCACTTGAAGAAGGTGAAGTGATGTTGGAAGCGATCACTGCGCGGCTACAGTCGGCGTCTGTGGCGGTGTCTGGTACGAATTTGTTTATCGGGATTTTGCCGGAGACCCCGGATGTGTGTATTGGTGTCTATGAGTATGCAGGAGCGCAACCGTTAGAGGTCATGGTCGATAACGATGCGACGTTGGAGCGTCCGTCGATTCAAATAATTGTGCGCGCGTCACGGAATGATTATCCGACTGCCCGGAATCTGATTAAGAATGTTCGGGATGTGTTAACCGATATCACGGATGAAACGATTTCCGGTGTTCGGTTTCTGCGGGTGAGCCAGATTTCGGCTATTAACGCGGTCGGCACGGACGATAACGACAGGCCGGAGTTCACGCTAAGCCTGCAAGCCGTTGTGGAACGTTAGTATGGATGCTTATGGGAAGGGTTCCAAGACTACTGAGCGCCCTAGGTGCTGGCGGTGTAACAAACTTTTAGCGGAACTAGTTACGGCACCGTGGAAGGTAACTTGCGCGCGGTGTAAAGCGGCGAATCAGGAGACATAGTTTTGGGCCTGAAAGATGAGTTCACTAAGGCTATAAGCACGGCGGAGGAATTAACGGCACGGAAACGTATGTGGAATCCTGGCGTGGAGTGGTTGGGTTCTGAGGGCACGGTCATTACCGATGCGGTAACGGGTGATCCTGAGTGGGAGTCGATTCTGCGCGCGTGGGATTTGGACCCGTCAGAGTTTCAGATCGTGGAGCCGGTCCTGTTCAATTCCTGGGGCGGGGAAGACGGGTTAAACAATCGGCAGTTTAAGGCTAAGGTCATTCGCCGGGTTCACGCTTCTGTGGACCTAGAGCCGCTGATCGCTAACGCTATGCGCCATAAACCGTCGAAGCGTGTTTACGGTGGTGAGGCGGTGCTGAACGTGGTGCTAGCGGATTGGCAGATCGGGAAGGCCGACGGGGACGGTGTGGAGGGCACAATCCGCCGGATACTAGATTGCAAGGAGGCTCTAGCGGGGCGTGTAAGCGGTCTACGCAAGATGGGTTACCAGATAGGTCACCTGAATGTTTTGTGGACGGGAGACAGCGTGGAGGGGTGCCTAGGGCACTATCCCTCGCAGACGTTCACCGTAGAGTTAAACCGCAGGGATCAGATTAAGGCTACCCGGCGGTTACTCACCGACACTTTGCAGGCGTGGTCGAAACTGTTCGGTTCGGTGACGGTCGCGGCAGTGGCAGGTAACCACGGTGAGAATCGTTCTAACGGCGGGAAGGCTTTCACCGGGCCGGAGGACAATGACGATCTCGCGGTAGTGGAACAGGTGCAGGAGATCCTAGCCGCGAACCCTGACGCTTTCGAGCATGTGAAATTTGTGTTCGCCCGTGACTCTCTAACTCTCACAATTCCTGCCGCTGGGCACATTATTGGTGTGACGCATGGACATATCGCTCGTGGTGGTGCCGGGTCTGAGGTTAAGTTGCGTCAATGGTGGGAGAAGCAGGCGGCGGGTCGGCAACCTATAGGTGACGCGGATGTTCTTGTGTCTGGGCACTATCACCATTTCCGTGTCGCGGATTGGGGCGGGTGTGTTTGGTTGCAGTCTCCCGCGTTAGACGGGGGAAGCGATTGGTGGCGTGTGAGCAGTGGCGAGGTGAGCCAACCGGGTATGCTCACGTTCGTTACCACTGAAGGCCAGAGGGCTACGGAGATTGCGGTGATTTAATGGACATCGTAGAAGAGCGGGGCCGCAGTTACGGCGATCCTGGGGTCAATCTGGGGCGTATTGCGGGCATGTGGGGCGCATATCTGGGATGTGAGGTCACGGCTCACGATGTCGCGTGGATGATGGCCCTATTGAAAGCGTCCCGTTCTAAGGCCGATCCACAGAATGTGGATAACTATGTGGACGGGCGCGGGTATGTTGATATCGCGGAGCGTGTCCGTTGAGGTCGGTTGCGTTCATTTCTGGGGATTACAACACGAACGTGAACCCTCCGATGCCGAATGGATGCGCGTATTACCGTCAAGTTCTCCCGTCACGGCTGTTAAAAGACCGGGGATGGGACGTGCAGGCAGGGTTACCGCGTGTTCACCCGGAGCAGGGCGTGGGCGTCGCTTATGAAGATGGGGCGTTATTCAACTTTGACGTTTCCGTTTTCAAGTTATTCATGCACAGGTCGGTTCCGCAACTGATTCATTTGATGCAGGAACGTGGAGAAACAATCGTTATTGACGTTGACGATTTTCATTTCGCTATGCACGAAGAAAATATCGCTTACCGGGCCACTGACCCGCGCAGTAACCCGGACAACAATCGCGGTTTTTACGAACAGTCAATGCGTTACGCTGACATCCTCACCGTGTCAACCGATTTCCTAGCCGATTTTTACGATAGGAGATGTCGCGACGTGCGGGTCATTCGTAACGCGGTTGTGTCGTCAGACTTTACACCCGTGGAGCAACCGGAAAGGCCAACGTTCGGCTGGCTAGGTGGGACGCTTTGGCGTTCTGGAGACATTGAGATGCTCAGGGAATGGCTACCTAGGTTCGTACAACAGTACGGCGTGGATGTTCACCATGTTGGGCACATCCCTAACGACAGTAACCATTTCGGGGCGAGAGCGGGGCTTAAAAAGGTTCAAACATCTGGAATGTGTGTAATCCCGGATGTCCCGAACGCTTTACACAACATGCACGTGGGGCTGGTCCCTCTCACCCGGAACCCGTTTAACGAGTCGAAATCCTACTTGAAAGGTCTTGAGTATGCGGCATCCGGAATCCCTTTCATTGCTACACCGACTGAGGAATACCGTCTTCTTGCTGGCGATGGGGTTGGTCGTCTTGCTGAAACTCCTAGCGAGTGGTTCGACCACGCGAAAGAACTTTTGGACCCTGAAATAAGACGTAAAGAGGCGGAACGTAATTTGGCGATCGTGCGGCAGAAATATGATATCGGCGTGAGGGGTGAGGAATGGGCTACCGCTTTGAGTTCCTAACTAACGCCGGGTCGATTGCCGTCCATAGCGAAGCCTTTTTACACCTCATGGACCGTGAGGTAGCGCCGCGTCCACTTCGTGTGCTGCTTGCCGATATCGGTAACGGTGGCGCGCATGAGGTTTGGGAAGCGGCTTTACCTGAAGGTTCTTATGTCCGGTCTTTAGACATGAACCCGGCGGTTGAACGTCTTCCAATCAATGTCGTATTTTGCGACGTAGAAGACAAGGCGGACGTTACCGCGACGCTTTCCGGGGAAGGCCTGTTTGATGTCATTGTTGACGCGACGAACACTCTCACTCCGTGGCTTTGGCCGTGGCTACGCGAGGGCGGGCTAATGATCTACGAAAACGTGGCGGACTTTGCACCATTCACGCGTCTTGCTGAAGCGGTCATTTCAAACGGGGGATCGTGGCTGTTACCCGCTGAAGAGGTGATGCGGCTAAGCATTTATGGTCCTGTGGTGTCTGTGGAAAAGCGCGCACCTAGGGTCGTCCCCTACATGAAATTAATGACGGGGAATTTTGCGGATATCGTTTCAGAGTCTGATCTGATCGCTTCAGGGGTCAAGCGGGCTATCGTCTCCGGGTAACATGGGGTCATGGCGAATTATTGGCGGAAGCGCGCATATCAGGAATCCGCGACTGATCCTGGCGGGCTAGCGAAACGTGGCCTTGTGTACCTGTTGTCGGAGTTTTTCGATATCGGTTCTGGGGATGAAGTTTTCTTTGGCCTAACTACGTCCACGGTTGAGGTGGAGTTTCAGTTTTATGAGATTACATCTGATCGTGGTGAGGTTAAGGCGAGTCTGTTGGAGAGTCCGACTGCGACGATTTTCGATTTAGTGACGCCCCGTAACT